TGCTCCTCCTGTGGACATCGACGGCATTCGTGAACCCGTCGCTGGTTCGCTCATGTATGGTAACAACATCATCTCTGGTGCTGTTGTCCCTTCTTCCAACGCAATTGGACTTCACTTCTATCCCATTTGGGAAGCAGCTTCTCTCGATGAGTGGCTCTACAACGGTGGTCCTTTCCAGCTGGTTATCTTCCACTTCCTGATCGGTATCTATGCTTACATGGGTCGTGAGTGGGAACTCTCTTACCGCCTGGGTATGAGACCTTGGATCTGTGTTGCTTACTCGGCACCTGTTGCCGCTGCTAGCGCCGTCTTCCTGGTCTATCCCTTCGGTCAAGGTTCTTTCTCCGATGCTATGCCCCTGGGTATCAGCGGCACCTTTAACTACATGCTTGTCTTCCAAGCAGAGCACAACATCCTGATGCACCCCTTCCACATGTTGGGTGTCGCTGGTGTCTTCGGTGGTTCTCTGTTCTCGGCAATGCACGGTTCGCTGGTTACTTCTTCGCTGGTTCGTGAAACCACCGAGAATGAGTCCCAGAACTATGGTTACAAGTTCGGTCAAGAAGAAGAGACCTACAACATTGTCGCTGCTCATGGATACTTTGGTCGTCTGATCTTCCAGTATGCTTCTTTCAATAATTCTCGTTCTCTTCACTTCTTCCTTGCTGCTTGGCCAGTGGTCGGCATCTGGTTTACTGCTCTTGGTGTTAGCACTATGGCTTTTAACCTGAATGGTTTCAACTTTAACCAGTCGATCATTGATTCACAGGGTCGTGTGCTCAACACTTGGGCAGACGTTCTCAACCGTGCTGGTCTTGGCATGGAAGTGATGCACGAACGTAATGCTCACAACTTCCCTCTCGATCTTGCTGCTGCTGAGAACACTCCTGTTGCTCTCATCGCTCCTAGCATCGGTTGATATTGGGATTCTTAATAAACGTCACTTATTAGGAAAACAACTAAGGGGACTTCGGTCCCCTTTTTAACTACTATGATAGACGAAAACACACCATACAAACTGAGGGAAATAATCATGGATACTTACCCTCAACTATTCTGGTTAAAAAAAGATACAAAGGTAAATAAAAATGGTAGCATCAACACTACAACCAACAAGGAGGGGATGGTTCGATGTCCTGGATGACTGGCTTAAACGAGATCGCTTTGTCTTTGTGGGTTGGTCTGGACTATTACTTTTTCCCACTGCTTATCTGGCAATTGGTGGCTGGCTTACTGGCACGACGTTTGTTACGAGCTGGTATACCCACGGACTGGCGTCTTCCTATCTTGAAGGTGCTAATTTTCTTACGGCAGCAGTGTCAACTCCTGCTGACGCTATGGGTCATTCTCTTCTTCTACTTTGGGGTCCTGAGTCTCAGGGAGATTTCGTCCGCTGGTGCCAACTTGGGGGACTCTGGGCTTTTGTGGCGCTCCACGGAGCCTTTGCTCTCATAGGTTTCATGCTTCGTCAGTTTGAGATTGCTCGTTTAGTAGGTATCCGTCCGTACAATGCGATTGCTTTTTCAGGTCCTATTGCCGTATTCACTAGTGTTTTTCTCATCTACCCACTTGGACAATCCAGTTGGTTCTTTGCGCCATCGTTTGGCGTTGCGGCGATCTTTAGATTCTTACTTTTCTTACAAGGTTTCCACAACTGGACACTCAACCCCTTTCACATGATGGGAGTTGCTGGTATCCTGGGTGGTGCGTTGCTTTCTGCGATCCACGGTGTTACAGTAGAGAATACTCTGTATCAGGATGGTGATCAAGCAAATACTTTCAAGGCATTTGATTCAACTCAGGAAGAAGAAACCTATTCTATGGTTACAGCAAACCGTTTCTGGTCTCAGATCTTTGGTATTGCGTTCAGTAATAAGAGGTGGTTGCATTTCTTTATGCTGTTTGTTCCTGTTATGGGTCTTTGGACATCTTCCATCGGCATTATTGGTCTTGCTCTCAACCTTAGGGCTTATGACTTTGTTTCACAAGAACTGAGAGCAGCAGAAGATCCTGAGTTTGAGACCTTCTACACCAAGAACATTCTCTTGAATGAAGGTCTCCGTAACTGGATGGCATCTGTTGACCAACCACATGAAAACTTTGTATTTCCAGAGGAAGTGCTTCCCAGAGGAAATGCTCTGTGAACCACTATCTTGCTTTTGTATGGGGTGTGTGCTTCTCTCTTATTGCGGGAGGAGCCTTTGCTCTGATGTGGTCTAATGTTCGTGACATTAATAAGATGATGTCTGAACCACCAAAACCACGTCACCCAGAAGCACCTGCCCCTGGAGATGAAGTGATGTATGTAGATCTCTCTAGAGAAAAACTAGAGAAATTATATGAAGACAAATAATCAGGATGTCCTGACCGTCTTTTCAAACCCTCCTTAACCTGGGGGGTTTTTGTCTATATAAAAAAGTTGCATAAACTTAGATGAAGTTTATCTTCGCGTTCTTAGCTACACTTTTTCTTGCTGCTCCAGCATGGGCAGTAGATGTTCAAATGGGATCAGGCGGAAACTTGATTTTTGATCCCGCAGAGGTTACAATATCCGCAGGAGAATCAGTTCACTTTGTGAACAACATGCTACCTCCACATAATGTGATCGTTGAAGATCATCCAGAACTTGGACATGAGGCACTTGCTATGCTTCCTGGTGAAGAGTTCGATGTTGAATTCCCTGAAGCAGGAGACTTTACCTATTGGTGTGGTCCTCACAAGGGTGCTGGAATGATCGGGACGGTACACGTTGAATGAAGTACACACACAATTACATGAAAATCTTTCTTGATACTGCTGATACGTCAGTAATTGAAAAATATTTTGATACTGGATTGGTGGATGGTGTCACCACCAATCCAACTTTGATTATGAAGAGTGGTAAAAATCCTGAAGATGTATATCAGGAAATCAAAGGTATCGGAGTCAAAGATATCAGCATGGAAGTTGTTGGTAACTTTGAGGAGATGTATGCTGAAGGGTATCGTCTTGCAGAAAAGTTTGGTGATGTTGCAACCATCAAACTTCCGATGACCAGAGAAGGTCTACAGGTCTGTAAAGCACTGACTAGAGACAATATCAGAACTAATGTCACACTGATTTTCTGTGCCTCTCAAGCAGTCCTAGCAGCAAAGGCAGGGGCAACATATGTTTCACCCTTTGTAGGACGACTGGACGACCAGTCAGTGGCAGGTCTGGAGGTTGTACGATCTATCTCCGAACTGTATCGCATTCATGGAGTCAGGACTCAGGTTCTGTCTGCATCTATTCGTAGTGTTCAACGTGCTATTAGGTCATGGTATAATGGTGCTCAAATCTGCACCATGCCACCTAAAGTATTTGACCAAATGTATGACCATATCCTTACCGATAAGGGTCTTGAGATTTTCGATCAAGACTGGGCATCGGTAAAGAGTGATTAGCAGTAACACACCTTATAAACTGGCCGAGATCATTCAAGATACTTGGCCCAATCTTTATTACTTGAAAAAACCTATGACATTTACAGTATATTCTAAGGACGGTTGCCCATATTGCACGAAGGTTCAGCAGGTATTAGAGCTTGCAGAAATCAAGCATGTGATATATAAACTTAACAGGGACTACACCCGTGAAGAATTCTATGAGAAGTTTGGGCAAGGTTCTACCTTTCCAAGAGTGCTCAAAGATGATACACTGATTGGTGGATGTACCGAAACTGTTAAGTATCTAAGGGAACAAAAATTGGTCTAATGGAACAAAACCTCATCGACATCTGTGATCTTATTGAACATGCTATTGATAATGCCTTTGAGGGACAAATGAATTTAAAATTCTACGATTACCTCAAAGAGTGTAAAATTAAAAAGCATGAAATAGATGCATTTATTTCAAGCACTACCACAAGTGAAATAAACAATCTTATTTTAGACCTTGACGAATACATCAAAGGTGGTGCAGACAATGATCACAAACAATTGCGTGAGGGTTATGGTCATATTCCTAAACCTCAAGCAAGGAAAATAAAAAACTACTTAGAGAGTTTCATAGATGATGCAGAGAGGTATAGTCATGACCGAAGACCAGGAAGACGCAAAAAACAAACTAAATAATGAGGATACCCACATAAATCGTGGGGTAGAGTTGCTACTACGCAACAGGAGGAGAAAATCAGAACCACCCAAAACTTTTCAGATAAAGTTCGGTAAAATGGTTACTCTCTTCCGAAGAGAAATTGTTTTTCACATGAACTTCTATCTGGATATCAGAAAGAAATAATCTCTGGAGGACAGAAAGATGTTAGCAGTAACACTGACGATTGGAACTTTAGTTTCCATTATGATGTTTTTTGTAGGAGGTGTGGTAGGATGGTTGGCAAAAGACCATGTTTATCAAACCCAACCCGTTTACACACATCCAGAGATGTTTGATGAGAACGGTAACATTTTACCAGACGAAATTTTAGCAGTACGATTTGAAAATAGCTATGACGAATTCGACGAAGAAGACGACAACTAGAAAACCTAGAACAACAACCAAGAAACAATTCACTGTAAAGGCAGAGCCAGAAACTCTGCCATCAAATCCTTTTGTTTATGAAGTTCTTGAACTTGCTGCTAAACAAAGGTCTAAGGCAAAAAAGATTGATGTTCTCAGAACATATGATCACATTTCATTAAAGTCTATTTTTATTTGGAACTTTGATGAAAGTGTAATTTCTATGTTGCCTGAGGGAGACGTTCCTTATGGAGACTCTGATGATCAATCCATCTACTCTGGAACTCTTTCAGAAAACATTGCAAAAGAAGCAAAGGGTGGAGAGTCTGCTACTGGTCAAGACTTAGATGGTAGAGGTAAAACTTCTCTGAGAAGAGAGTATAAAAATCTTTATCACTTCATAAAAGGCGGTAATGATAGTCTATCTCCTATTCGTAGAGAGACTATGTTTATCAACATGCTCCGTGGACTTCATCCTAGAGAAGCAGAAGTTTTGATTCTTGTAAAAGACAAACGTCTTACTGATAGATATAACATTACTTTAGAAGTTGTAAAAGAGGCATATCCCGATATTAACTGGGGAGGTCGTTCGTGACAGTAACCGTAGAAACCAAGGAGGAAGAGATGGGTAGTCTTCCAATTAAACCGGAAGATCCTTCGTCATATGGATGTCAGATTCTACAGGAGAAAACAACTCTTGAAGATGCAAATGATAAAACACTCCCTAATGATGCTAGATTGATTTGGTATATTGTTGATGGAGTAGAATATATTGATCTTACTAGATGTAAGAAAACATCTCAACTTTTTGATATGTACTATGATCGATATGGTAAGGGTTCTGTTCAAAGAATTGACTTTGGATATGGTACAGTAAATCCCAAGTTGTGGGGGTACAAATCAAAAGATAAAGACAAGAAGAGAAAATGAAACCTAGTGAAGAAGATCTTAAAAAGGCGGTTGATATTTTAATCCGTCAGGAAATTCAAGATACTATTAATGATTATGTTGACTCAAAAGATGAGACCGAAAAGGGTGGTCTTGGATTTATTGAAGATAATGAGTTGAAGTTGAGTGTCTCTCAAAAAGAGATTGATAAAATTATCAAACAATATAAGAAGTTGAAGAAAGCCGAAAGATCTAACCTGTCTGCTATCAAAAAGTTAGGAGACGGTTGACATCTTTGGTAAATAACACTATGATCCTTAGCATGTATTACCCTCATCATGTATAAACCATACTCACCTGAGTGGCACAGGTACCGGTACCTTAAAGAGGCAATCGATAAATATCTAGAGGACGGAGTTGATCCGACGTTTATTATGGATGATCTTCGTGACATCTTGAATACTCGATCGGAAGCAGCATATGCTGAGTTTCAACGGATCAATCAACTAGAACACTATCTAACGGATGAATAAGTATGCTTTCTACTGCATATCGCCTCAGATTAGAGTCTATTTGTAGATGTATTGCGAACAAAGAACAAGTGCCTCTGGAAGATATGATCTGGGCAGAGAAACTTGCTAAGGCACACACCCTTGCTAGAGATTGGTTAAACCAGGCACGTCGTCAAGCTGCTCAAGATATTGAAGAAGGTAGTATTGATGATTTTATGAATAGGATGGGGCTAGGTGATCCCGACCCATCCAATTATAAAACGGGATTTGATGGTGCTGATGAGATTGTTGATTGGTTTCAAAGAGATAAACCCGATGATTGGAGACAAAGAGATTGAAACAAGCACTCGTATATTCAAATGGAAGTCAAGAATGTGAGAGGGCAAAGATGGTCCTTGAAGCATGTGGACAAGAGGTAAGGGAGTTTTTACTTGGTGCTGACTTCAGTGACAGACAGTTCCGTGCTGAGTTTGGTAGTGAAGCAGAGTATCCTCAGGTTGCTATCGGACTCAATCACCGTGGAACATTAAAAGAAACACTCAAGTACATGAGTGACAAAGGTATGTTTGCATAAACTGTATCACAAGTTACAAAAGAACTTGACTATATAGTTCATAGGGTTTATAATACCCATACGTTCATCCAACATGTTAGCACTACTGTTGGCACTGAATCTTGCC